CGATGACACTATCCAGAAGGCAATGCACAAATTAATTAGATATTTATGTATAGTTATAGCTATTGTTGCGCTCATCGCTGGCTTTAAAGACGATGTAGTTGCAATATTATATGTATTATATAGGTTTGTATATGGTATAGTATTTAAAATTAAGTTTGTACAAAGTATTGGTGCCATAAGTGGTCGAAATGTCATTGTTGACACGACCATAGATGGATTTGGGTTTATGTTAAGTGTATACACATTATTTAAATCTTTAAAAATATTATTAAGAGCACGATCCGCTTATTATGATCGTAGCTCAATAAGCATGCGACAACAAAAACGAGTCGCTAAACAGTTGAGACGAGTAATCTACAAAACTTGTATTCAACCACAGTATCTTAAAAATAACCAATTTTCTATTTCACCCAACACCACCATTATAACCCGACCCAGGGGGGTGGCGCTACAAGATCTCATGGGACGATGTACCGAAACACGTTTCAGAGAACTTTTGGAGTCTGGTTGCGACATGCGCAAACAAATTGCAGCAGTACAGTGCGCACCAGAATTAAGGGGCGATGAGTCGTTATTCGAGTGTACAAATTATCACGTATGTCCTTTATGCAACGCAATAGCATTTAAAAGGCAAGGCGCTGATGTACCTCTACCAACTTTTAAAGCATTAAATAAATTTCAAGTGTTCTTAAAAGAAGTATGGTATCCTAAAATTGATAATATAATTGTAAATTTTAAATATTCTTATGAGGCATGGTACAACCACCTCAATAACAAGCAAAGAGCTGCCATCGATGAATGTCAAAATAATATTGAATCGCTGAATGGAGCAACTAAGGATAAGAAATTAATTAAATTATTAAGGAGTTATAAAAACTTCGTCAAGAGTGAACTTCAAACTCAAGGCGGAGGAGACGATAAAGCTAGGTGTATATGTGGCCCTTCAACTTATAAGAAGATGGTCGCAGGCCCTATAGTTTGGGAACTTGAACGTATATTTAAGAAAAATATAGAAGAGTATGTATCAGGTAAGAATTATAAAGAAAAAGGTTTTGATTTGGGTAAAATCGCCGAAAAATTAGGCGATGATTGTATAAAGTTAGATGGTGATGGGAAAGCTTTCGACTCCTGTCAACATATATATAATAGGCAACTTGTCGACAAATATATATACGACAAGACCTTTGAACACATTAATAAAACTGGTCAAATATTGCGATTTCCAATGGAACACAGCAGAATAGCTTTAACCGAGTTCCTATCCGAAATTGAAACAGGCGTATTTGAAAAAGAAAGTAAATTGTTTAAACCAACTTTCAAAATGATTCAAAAAGGACGTCTTAACTCAGGCGATCCAGACACCTCTTTTTCTAACACCATGAGGATGTCATGTTATATTACTTTTGTTGCTTGGTGTGCCAAATTAGACACCAAAGATTTTAGTGCTCGTTGTGCTGGGGATGACAACAGCTTATATATCAGAAAAACCGTCTTTGACCGAAAGAAAGCGGATATAATAGAAGCATACAAAGAAGTATTTACACCTACCATGGAAACCAAATCACATGGATTAGGCCAAGTTTTGAAATTTTTAAAGAAGGGACCTATAGAATTAGGTGATTTTTGCTCCACCAGTTGCTTTAAAACTGACAGAGGGGGCAAAACACATTATAGGGTTCTTAGACACTTAGAGAAATTTATAAAAGGGTTTAGCTATAAAGCATATTCATGTTCTTTAACACCTGAGGAATGGAATTACGCCACTGGTCAATGCGACATGCAGTGGGCAAAAGGTTTACCTATTTTTGAGAAGCTTTGTAGGTGGAAAATGGCTAACGGAAAGCCACCATCTAGCAACAACAAACTTAATGCAAAAAGGAAAATTAAAACCCTTCGACCAGCAATGCCAGTAGACCAAGAAGTACTGGATCATATTGATGAATTCAAGCTGGAACACGCAAGTGAGGTCCCTCATTTCATAAACAAAATGGATAGGGATTATTTCTATAAAGTAAATGCTATGGTTTCAGACAATGAAAGCCAAGATTACGAAGAGTGTCTTAGTTGGTTAAATATAAATTATAATATATCTAGAGATGAAGTTGCCGATTTAGAAAATCTCATAGACAATACCAGTTTTAAAGACTTTAATGTTGTTCATCCTGTTTTTGCCAAGTTGCTTAAAGGCACAGAGCAGGAAGATTTAATAAAATTATTTTAAATAAATTTATACAGCGGTAAGGATTACGCCGCTATATAAATAGACAAATCCATTAAGTGGTCATCCCTTGGGTAACACTGGGGGGCAGCCACATGAAGGAGTCCATGTATAGACAAGTAGGGAAAGACCCTCTTGCTTTGGATCCACAGAGGTGCTCATGTAAGACATTAGAGGGACGTCTTTCGTGCTTTGGGGCCTTCAAACAAACCGGTGGTAACAGCACCACCTTAAATATTGTCCTGTGTTCTAAGCCTTTGATGCTAAAACAAATAGTGGTAACAGCACCACTTTAAATACTGTCCTGTGTTTTAAGCCTTCGATGCTACTAAAACGGTGGTAACAGCACCACCTTAAAGATTGTCCTGTGTTCTAAGCCTTTGATGCTAAAA